TTCTCCTCTAGGCTTGGATGACACCCTGCCGTGCGCGGTTGCTGGCAGCCATATTTCCGGCCCAAGCAACAGGCATGACAAGAGCATCCTGGTTAACAGAAGCCTTCTCACCAAGAGGCACGAACTCCCGCCCATCGGCATATCTGAGGAACAGATAGTCCGTGTTGAGGAAGTACATCTTGGTCGTCGGGCACTGATCGTCGTAGTACACCGGAGCGTCCATGAACATAAGATTCATGAATCCAGCCGCTGCCGACTCATCGCTCGTAAACCGCTGGTTCGTCTGAAGAGACGCCCAGTAGTACCCGAAATAAGTCGTATCCCCGACGATCACATCTGGCCGATCCGCGCCACGGATACAAGCCAGCCACAGAGTGTTCATGGCCGTCTGGATCGTGGTTGCGGAAGCGGCGACGCTTTCCGTCGAGAAGTCATAGACCTGATTCTGCCAGAACGAATAGGTCGTGCTGTTGATCCCACCGACCGTGTTACCCACGGTGCCTGGAACCAATAGCTGCAACCCACCCAATTCCTTGGAATCAGTGCCGGTGCCGTCTGCATAAAGCGCAGCCGCCATCGTATTCTTGAGCGATTTCTCAAGGTTCCGAATACGGCTTTTGAGCAGATTGAATATCTGCTCGGGGCCGGAATTCTCGACCTGCTCAAGACCGGAGATAACCACGTTGCCCGCCAACTGCTTGTAGTTGAACTCGGCAGCGGTAAAGACGTTGCTGGTCGAAGTATCAAGTACCTCGTAACCCGAATACCACTTGGTAGTCGAGTTCGTAGCATACTCAAGCTCCTGGACAATGGTCCGACCCGTCGCGGGAGACTTGTTCCCGTTCTGGTCAATGTGACGCAACAACGCGTTGTTGTTGGTCACGTTGTCGGCCATCTTTTTGGAGTAACCAGCAAGCGTCGTGGTCACGATCTCCGTATAGGTACTATTTGGAGAAGTAGCCATCTGTGCTTGCTCCCATCATAAGAGCAACACAACGTCAGCCAGAAACAGTCGATCCAATCGAAGTGCGTAAAATGTCATCAAGATCAGATGGCTTGACGGAGCCACCGGGCAGTGCGCCATGTCCGCGCGTAGGCTGTATCTTCTTGGCTTTCTGGACAGCCGCCTTGCGCCTGTCGTCTTCCTTTTTGGATACAGCATTGCGCTCATTGGTAATGGCCTCATTGTAGAGATCATTGTCCAAGCGGAGCGCCATCCCGTAGGCTTCGTCCAAATCCGTGGTCTCTCCGGCATTTACCAGCCGCCCCATGCGCTCACGCAGCTTTTCAAAATGCGGATGCTTGAGATTCCCCTTGGCATCTTTTGCCGTAGAGAAGCTCTCAACCTGATCCACAAGCTGTTGCTGTTGAGCCATGACTTGCGACTGCTGCATCGTCTGGATATGAGCCTGAGTCTGGTTCAGTTGCTGTTGCAGTTGAAGAATTTGCGGATCGCTTGGAGTCTCCTCCACATAATCCACACCCGAATCACCAGACAATCTAATCCCGTAATGCTGGGCGAGATTTTGGAGAGCCAATTTGGGGTTCTGCCTTAGCGCATTATCATAGGTCATAAGACGCGAAACATACTCAGCTTCGCTAATCCCGTGAGCTTGCATCTGCTGCTTGTAAGGTGCCAGAACGCCTTGAAGGCTCTCTATCTGTCTCCGCTGCTCTGCGAGGTCAGTTGTCTTGCGAGTGAACGCCGCATCACGCTCTTGCTCCCGTTGGAGCATAAAGCTCCGCTGATCTTCGGGAAGATGCTCAAACGCCTCACGGTGTTCAGCGGGCCATGTCTTGGGTGCAGAAAGTGCATCCGGCTCTGGCTCCCTATCGGGAGTGGCCTCCACATCTGCGCCCTCATGGCCCTCGGCGGCATCGTCTGATGGGTCCGACTGGACTTCGACTTCTTCCGCACTTGTTTCTCCGGCAAGGGGTTGGGGCTCACTGGGAGTGGGTTCCGGCTTGCCGTCCGTGAACTCTCCGCTAATCACACTCTCTAAAACACCGTCAAGAGTTATTGGCTCTGACGCTGGCCCCGACTCCGGGGTGCTAGTCTCAGTATCGGTCATTTCTTATCTGGTCCCAATTATTCGGCCGCTCCGTTCCCGACCAATCATTGCCAATCTGGCGCACATTATGCCGTCGCTCATGTTCGCGCAATGACGAACGACTGCCAACAACCTTTCCGTCAACAGGCGAGACGAACGGCTCTATGTCCTTCATCACGACAAAAGTCTGCTGGGGGCGCACGTCATCCACGCGGCGCAGCCGCGTCCTGCGCGACCATTTGATGTCGCCGTAATTCTTAGTGTAGTGACCGGGGGTCATCGCCCCTCCGTCATCATTTTCATCTCAGCGTCAAGTATTGCCAGATCTTCCTTGGAACGGACGCGCTCAGACGAAGCGCGGGATTCTTCTTGGATTTCAGCAGTCTTGCTGCGCTCCCGTGAGGTGATATCTGCCAGCTTACCCTCTTGCTTCAGCTTCTCACGCTCCAGCTCGGCGGCAATACGCTGCTGGGCAATGCGTTCTTCAGGATCAGGCTGCGGTGGCTGCTGCTGCATGGCCTGAAGCTGCTGCATCACCTGGGATTCGGTTTGATCTATGACATCCTCGAAATTACGCCCGATCTTCCATGCCCCTGAGACAAACTTGAGAATCTCAAATGCGATGGGCGTCAGCTCTGGGGCGTTCCGCGTTGCCTCTATTGCCTGAACGAGGTAGCCGCCCATGACGTTGGCAAATTCCACCCGCGTCCGCTTCATCTCTTCTTCGTCCGCGAATACGGTGCTGTCGGTCTCAACATCTATCTGATAGTGACGGGTCTTGTCGTTCCGCATGATCTGAAGCATCTCATCGGTGACTTCCATCCCCGTAATACGCTCAAGAATCTCCGGCTCGTAGTTCTCGGCGATCAACTCAGCCTTGATGCGGAACAGATCACGGATATATTTCTGAATCGCGTCCTGGCGTAAGCGCAGCCGCATCGATCCGTATTGCGCCTTCAGTTGCTGCGCGGTCGCACTCTCGCTGGCTTTGGTTCCACCACCCCGAATGATGTCCGAGATGCCCGTCACCTCGTAGATGATCTGAAGAACCTGGGCGCGTTGCGTATAGAGACCCTGAAGCACGGTAGAAATCTGGGAAATATCCTCGGTCTGGAACACAACCGACAGACCACCCTTTTGGGCTAACGAGGAAAAATTCTCCGACGGCACAAAATCGTTATCTCCTGCGGTTGCTAGGTTAGCGAGTTCCGGCACCGAAGAATCGTAGACGCCCCGCCGCTTCAATCCCTCGATCAGATGCGTGATCCGACTTGTCACCCGGTCCAGCTCATCGGCCTGATCCTGGTACAACGTAAACTCGGGAACAGGAACAGAGGTATTGTTAGTCCGCACCGCGATCAGCGGAACAGGAGTGGGGAAGAAATCCTCCAACTGGTATGGATCATCGTCCTCCGCCAGCAAATCCTTGTATCCTGACGCTACAAACAGACGCTTGCGCTGGACCTTGTCCCAAATCTCCCAGACTTCCGCCCGATTATAGATTTCGTCCAACTGTTCATTGCTGTCCGTATCAGGCATCCACGTCAGCGGCACCTCATAGGCATGGGCAAATCCACGCCCTACCAGCTCATCCCGTGTAAACAGATGTCGCCGCGCCCGCCATGTCGCGTCTTCAGGTCTGCGGCTGGGGCTCTCGCGATAATCCTGCCAGTGGACGTATTCAAAACGGCACCGCTGATCGCCGACGTGTTCTACTTCCTCTTCCTCGACGATATCAATACCGTCGTCCTTGACCTCGACCTTGATCTTTTCCTTGATGATGATCGGCTCATAAACGACCCAGACCACACCGCGTCCTGGCAACAGGTAATCTTCCAATGCCGATTTCAGTGGCCTGCTGGCATCATAGGTATCGAGATCGTATGAAAGGGTGCGCTCCAACAGAATAGCCACCTGTCGGGCTGCGGGATTGGGATCGGGGAACCGCCGCCGCACATCGGGCTTCGCCATACGAGCAAACAGCGCGCCCTTCAGCGTTTCCGTATTGGCCCACAAGATATTGAATCGGCTGGCAATCGGGCCGATAACCGCATTCCCACCGCGCTCGTCGCGGTAGCGTTCCACCACACGGTTGCCGCGCTCACGCCAATCGCGCTCGAACTGGCTGGCTTGCTCTAACTCGTTCTGCCAGTAGCGTGACGGGCCGAGGAGCTTTTCCTGTTCAGCGCGTGTGTCGTCTTTATCAGCCATCGCTAATGCTCGCTCCGCTTATCTTGCCACGGACAGAGATTCCGGCGCCCTGCACGGTGTCGGCGCTACCGGAGACCAGGGGGTGCCACCATTCCAGCGGCTCGCCCCGTGCCAATTTCGCATACGCGCAAGGATCAGGGAGCCAATCGCACTCACGAACGGACTGCGGCGACAATATGACGCAATTCGGAACGCGCTGTGAGCGATGCCCATAATCGGTACAGCGTATTTCAGTGGTATCAAGCAAATGACAAGCAAGATCGGTATAGAAGACCTCTTCCGTTTCCGCGCTTCTGATTTTGACCGCACAGCATTTGCCGCATCCATCACATAGGGACTCCCATTCACTGACGGACATCTCCTCCAGAGATTTGGTTTCCCAATAATTCACGCCGTTCCAAATTGCTGCATGACTTGCTGGGCAGCTTGCGCGCCCATTGACCCAGCCCCCGGTGTGGGCGGCATCCCAGGCATCCCAGGCATCGGCGCTCCAGGCTGTGGCGGCATCATTTGTGCGCCAGGAGCCATACCGGGAGGCATACCAGGATTTGGCATGGCCCCGATATCCGGCGGGGGCATCGGCATCATCATGGGCGCTGGCCCCTGCATTGGAGGAATCAGCGGAATTTCCTCGACGGTCTCGGTGGTAACCGGAACACCACTATAGTCGCCGGGCGATTCAGTGGTCTTCACCGTTATCTTCGCCATAAGCACACCGCCCATCTGGGCAGCGTCTTCCGAAGCAAAGCCGTAATCAATCGCCATCAGATACGCGGCTCCATGTGATTTCGCTCCTCAAGATCGTGTATTCCCCACAAGTCGTCAAGACTGGGCTTCTTCAACATTTCTTCTTGCCAGTCAGACTCCGGCTCCTTGGGCTTCAGATTACGGTAGGCAATCGCCAAATATCTAAAGGAATCAGCGGCATGTGACGCCCAATTATGGAGCGGCGTCTTGCGGAACACGCGCTTCACGTCATCCCATTCCCTCTGATAGGAACGGAGTGCATTGAGTCCTTGCTCACAATTTAGCTCATCGAAGTAACAGTGGTGAAGCAACAGCCGAGCTGCGTTGATGCCATCCGCGATCTTCTGGCTGGGCACGATCTTGGGCTTTCGGCCCATATTTATCAGCGTCTCGGCGCGGGTTCTGCCGGTGCCAAGCTCACGAACCTTGGCATCGTGGGGCAACCAGTCATCACCGTACCGATAGCCCTTCTCCTGCATGATCCTGACGTAGTGTTCGAGCCCTACGTTGTTGTGTTCGTAGTAATCAATGACGCGCACTTCGCCCATAGTGACCTGAAAAAACCACAGAGCGCATGAATCGCTGATCCCCAAATCCCACGCAACATGGACAGGCAGCTCCTCATCGTACTCCACACGGCAAATCCGGCCTTCCTTATCAGCGTCATCTATGATCCCTCCGTAGTAGCTGCCCTTGATCGCAGCCGTCCACGAGCATTCAAATTCCTGTAGATATTCGTCCTCGCCCATCTCGCGCTTGGCAGCCGCAAGCTCGTCGGGCTCGATTACTTCCGTCTCGGACGCCCGATATATTGCCCGGTGCCACTCACCGTCATCGCCGACATCCTCATAAAGACGCCAGAAATGGTTTCTTCCCTTCGGCGTCCCGATGAATATCGCCCAGCCCTTACGATCAACCAAACTCGGCCGGATGATCTCCGACCACACACGGGGCGACATATCGGCATATTCGTCCAAAATCACCCCGTCCAGGAAAATCCCCCTCAACGCATCGGGATCATCCCCCGCACCCGCCAGCCGGATACGGCTGCCGTTAATCAAATCAACCCTGAGTTCCGACTGATTGATCTTGGTGCCCGGCAAGTCCTTGGCGTAATAACACAAATAATCCCACGCCACTTGCTTGGCCTGACGATAATACGGCGCAAGATACATGAACCTGCCGTCACGGCGCTCGGTCTTCAACTCCAGCGCCTTGGCCAGCAACTCCGTTACCGCATAAACACTCTTCCCCCACCGCCGGTGGCTCACACAAATCTTGAACCGCCTGTCATTCCGGTGCAGATCAAGCTGCTGGGGCCGTGGCGTATAGGGAATCTGTATCTCCATCAGTCCCCCTTACCACTCTCCGTTGGAGTAATATCAATCATCTTCGCCTCTTCCTTGGGAGGCTCCAGCGCAAACGTCACCGTAATACTCTCCGGCAATCCCTCATGCACCGTCTTGGTCGTATCTTGCCAACCAGCCCGTGCCTTCAACCAAAATATACTTGCGATGGTGTCCTTGCCGCCGCTGGCCCTGCCATAGAGGCTCTTCGCCACACTCATATTAGCCCTGGCCGCACCCGTATCTAGCTCACGGCGGTAGAACTTCCGCAGCGTCTTGGGCGCTATATCCAACAAGGCGCAGATAGAGTTCTGATCCAAGCCCATGCCAACCGCAGCCATCACCGTCTTGCGGGTTACCTCCGATGGCTTGTGATACGGGCGAGGCGCACCGCGAGGCTTTTTTACAATTTCCCCCAAATCAGGGAGACCATCAGTAAACGGCTCATCCATAAGTAAAACTTAATAGCCCAAGCATCATAAAGCTGTCTAGGGGCAATCAGATGGAATGAGGTGAGGAGGGGGTGGTTGTGTGTGGGTGTAATAGGCCTGTAAACGTCAACGACACCGACCCCCGGCGTCGAGTCCGCTCGGCGAAGCCGAGCCGGAAACTGCCGTCGGGGCCCCATACCGAGCCGAGCCGGCCGGCGCCGCGCTGCGCGCCCGGTCCGCGCCCGGTCCTGGCCCCGGCCCAGGCTGGTCA